CGCATGACATCTTTAGGATGACGACCGGTAACATACACTGTGATACTTCTATTTTCTGGGTCATAATACGCTGTTTTACCCAGTGATTTTTCTGCGTTTTCGTTATCACGACGTAAAAAAAGTTTTGGTGGATTTTTAAAACCCATTCTTTTTTGTGCGAAAGGTAAAAATTGCTTTACCATCGGTGATATGACTTTAAACATAGAAAAACTCAATATAAATAGTTATCAACGCCTGAATTTGCTATTCAAACTACTACTCTTTACTAGTTTTAAACTAATTGTAAACAATTCCTTTTCTTCGTATTGTTCATTTAAAGGCTTAACAGTGGAAATAGAAACCATACGATTTGATTTTATCATATTTTCAACTTTTAGTAAAATACCGTAATTCAAGCTCCATTCGTTAGTTTCTTCATCCCAAGTGGTCCATTGCACAATATCACCAACATTAAATTTTTCCGAGACTAAACTTCCAAATTCACTTTTAACGTTCATTATTCCTGACAATCCATGCACATAAGCCTTTACTTAAATATTTAGCTAGCTGCTCTTCTGCCTCTTCAGATTGCTCAAAAATCCCAACTGACTTAATTTCGCCTTCAATTAAGCAATTAACTAAGTAATTTGCATCTATAGGTTTTGATACACCGTCATAATCGTAGGTGTAAAATTTTTTAATTTTTTTTATCATGCCCTGTTGTTTAATTAGTAGAATTTAACAAAAGGATTAATAATAAAATAACTGTTGGTTGGAACCCGATAATGTGATAAAGCGTGAAGAAAAATAAAATTGAAAGTAGTGTTTTCCAAAATTTATTAATTTCAAACAGCATCAATCAAAACCAGTAAAAATAAGATTTTCTACCTTTATTATAACAACAAACCCATCATAAGTATAGATTAAAACCTCGTCGTCTCCATCAAAGTCATCTAATATAACCGCTTTCTGTCCTTTTTTAATACTCACAAATGATTTATAATCAGGACTATAACAAAACAAATTACCTGTGCCATCTATTCCCACTTCAGGTAAAAGTTCTATATCTTCTAAATCTTCTTCGTATGGTATCGAACCATTAAATTGTTTCGCAGCTAATTTTAAAATCTGTAAGGCTTCTTTGGTTATTTTTTTAACCTTGGCCATCTTAAAAATAACTACTCAATGCTATTGCTGTTGCCATAACAAACTGGACAACCATAAAAGCAGTCATTGCTTTTGTTTTATATAATTTGAGTTCTTCTATCTCTTGCAATGCAACTTTTAGCTGTGGAGGCGACGCTATATCATCCATCTTATCCTTCCAAGCTTTAAGTTCTTGAACTTTGTCTTCTCTCGCTTTAAGTTCAGTTAATTGATATTTAACGTCTTGTAATTCCAAGCGCAATGCATCAATACCACCAGACAAAGTTTCTAGTTGTTGTAAAACAAGTTTAGAATAATTTTCCCAACCGTTACTGGACATCGTGAACCCTCCACGATATAACTAGTTGTCTCAGGGCACTTTTTCTGGAATACCTTCGACCACTTTATAAATATCAAAGTTTTCCACTCTACCATTTTCAGATGTTTCGTTTTTTATTGCTTTCATGTCAACAATATTATTATCAGAATCATCGTAAAATTCTATTTCTTTTATATTATTATATTTTGAAAGTATGACATCTCTAACATATTCACCTTTATTTCCACCTTCGTTACCAATCATAATAATATTATTTGTTTTAATTGGGTCATCAAAAGTTTGCAATACTCTGTGAATATCATCAATTGCTACGGGCGCCCTTGCAGTTAAAATCATGACTTGTGTATTTGAGTCAGATAGCCTATCTCGTAAAATAGAAGTAATATTTGGATTTTCAACCGCATTGTTTACTTGATCAAGCGGAGAAAAATCAAACTCGTAACCACCATCGTTTTTAAGTTTGTCATATTCTTCTTGAGATGAAATATTAAATTGCTTACCAGTTTGTTTATTTATTACAATAATATATCCTTCAGAAAATGCTATTGTTTCATCAAAATCAAAAATGGATAAACGTTTAGCTGTTCCTATATTTTCATTTAAATACTTTCGCCAATTTTCAAGTAGGAGTTTCATGGTTCAAAGTAATTAACTCCACCTGGGACTTTGACATCCACAGGCAACTCGGGCTCTGCTGCTTTAACTATATCGCCCAGGTCAAAAAGTGCATTCCAGTAATCAAGACCTGGAGGCTCCTCGTATGCTTTTTTCAAACCAATTTTTTGCATAATTTTAAAAAGTCCTTTTGGATTTTTTTGTTTATATAATCTTATCATCTCCCTAGCATCACCGGATGATTCTATTGTGCCATTGTCTCGCATATTTCTAAGTATTTTTTTGAAGTCTCTTAGTCCCATTTCATCAAAATCACCAAGCATCATTTTTTTCTTAAGTGTTGCAAAATCTTGAATGTCACCTTGACTTAAGATATCCACTCCTTTTTCTGCAGCAGCCTGTGCAGCCTGTGCCGTTTCTGCGGCGGACGTAACAGACGTTGTGTCCAATTGGGTTGCTTGTTGTTTCTCACTCGCGGCATCTATAAACATTTGGTTCCAATCGAGAGTCTCTGGCATGTCTCGGGCGACACTATCAGCAGCTTCAGCAGCTTGATTTACAACCGGCTGTTCTACTGTGGAAAGCGTGTCGGCTACTTTTTCAACAACATCTTGCTTCTCTTGTGCAAACTCAATAACTTTTTCTGGACTAAATTCTTGTGCACATTCAGCTAAGTCTTGTGCTAAACCCGGGTCTTCTGGTTGAATAGATTGAGCTAATTCCATAACATCTGATGCATCTCCGCCGGATTGTATTATTCGAGAAATACCGTAAACTGCAGCAGCAGCCAATAAGCCGCCTACTGCAACTTTTGCCACTTTAACTGTTTTAGGATTTTTTTCAGCGAAATCATTAATTTTTTTACTAACAGATAAAACTTTGCTTACAGCTTTTTCTTTAAATTTATTTTGGAGCACCCAAGCCTGAGTTGATGCTTTTAATATTGCATTATCCGCAGCATCAATTCCAGTTTTGACAGGCACAGCCTCATCAAGATTCTCAAACATGTAATCAATTGAACGCTCCCAGTTTTCTAAAAACGTATCAACATCGCTATTTGATTCAGATAAATTATTGAGAGCGTCATAAAAAGATGTTTTAGTTACTACATCATCTTCAAACAGGTATAAATCGCCATAGTAATGTGATTTATCACTTTCAGCTAAATACTTTCGCCAATTTTCAAGTAGGAGTTTCATTTCGTTAATAAATAGTCCAATATCAAAGGTAATACAATGCTTGCATCAGATTGTATAGCAAATCTAGGTGTTTGACTTGAAACTTTATCCCATGTAATCTTTTCATTTGGGGGTGCTCCTGAATACCCACCATACGATGCTGGCGCATCACAAACCTGACAAAAGTAGCCCCAATGCGGAACATCTTTGTTTTCATCTTGCCTTAAAGATGGAACAACACATATCGGCCAATCTCCAGCAATACCCCCACCAATTTGAAGAAATGCTGGGCTTCCACCGGATTCAGTAATTTGTGATTCATACCAGTTAGCTAATATCGCAAATTGTTCAGCATCACTTACAACAGCGTTATAACCTGTTTTGATTTCACCCTTCTTTACACTGGCAGTAAACATGTTACCTGTTGTGCTGTCACTCCAGCCGGGAACAAATGCGGGTATACCAGCGTTATGCGCTGCCCAAACCCAAGACTCATTTAATCGTGGGACTATAACGCCATCTTCAATAAGTTTATCTAAAACACAACACAAATGAAAATAAGGAGTTTTACCACTTTGTTCATTCCAAGATTCTAGTAATAATCCCCACACATGTTGCATAACATTTTCAGGTATACAAGTGTCAGTTACGCGGTTCCAGCCATCTTTAACTAATTCTTCTTCATCGCTCGGAGACAAACTACGCCAATCAACTTGTTTATATCGATGACCCTCAATAGCATTAAAAACATCTTCTTCAAGGTTTGCTCCGGTGCAGCAGATTCCGCCAATCAAGCCTTTTTGAATGGCTGGCGCCAATAAGCGGCCGATTCTGGCTGTGCTCATAGCTCCCGACAACGTGATAAATATCTTATTACCTTTTTCGATATGGATTTCCAAAGCACGTAAGGCATCTCTCAATTCACCAGCGTTAAAGTGCAAATAGTTTTCTTCGATTAAATTTCTAACATTCATGATATTAAATCAATCAACCTCATAATATTTTGTTTGCCTGTGGAGCCTGTCCATCTTGATGAAATACAAAAGAAGACTAAATCAAACATAGGCATATTTTCTATATTATATCGTTCTTCAATTGAAAAGTCAAGCTCTGGTAAATCAAAGTCCATGTTCTCGGAGTCTTCGTTTCTGATCCATATGTATTCTAAAACGTTTTTGTCTTTCAAAAAATAAACCCAATTTCCCTCGTCTAAAGTATCGAGAGAATGCCAACCGGGATAGTATACATCATGATGATGGTCAAAATTATATATTGACAACTGCCTATTGTCTGGTAAGAAGTCAAGTATTTGATCATGATTCTCGATTAATATGATTGGTGCATTTAAATTAATACTGGTTTTAATCACAGACTCAAGAACTTTTATTTTTTCAGGATTACAAGTTGGTTTAGGTACATTGTGTTTCTGTAAAATTGACTCCTGTTCTTCTTCTGATATTCTAACGCCTTCAATATAGTCGTCATACACTGATATTGTAGGACTATAAGCATAATCTATATCAATTGATAGAATATTAGTTGTCGTATTGTTCGTCAGGGTTTTCATTGACAATTGTTTTTGCCCTTAAAATATCTTGTTGATCAACTTCTTTAAAAACAACAGCCTTGTTTTCAGGCTCATAATACATGCCAATCAGATCTTTTTTGGTAACCGATGCTATTTCATCTTCAGTTAATCTAATAATACCGTCATTTTTTTTAACTAAGGCAGCTAAAATAGTGAAAAGATACTCTGGATCTTTCATGTATTTACTCATTTTTTCGCCTTATTCATTCTTTGAGTCTTTTTCTTTGATGCTTCTTTACGCTTTTTGGCGTAATCATATGATTTTTTCAAACGTGCTTTTACTTTCGGGTCTTTAGCGTTATTATACGCTGCTCTTGCTCGTTGGTGTATCAAATTAATAATTTGAGATTGACGTTTATGGGATTTAGACTTGAAAGAGTCTTTTGAAAGTGTGTCTTTAATGTCTTGAACAGTTGAAAACTTAACAGAGACTGTATCACTTGGGTTTTCATCCGTGTATAAGCGCCTTCCAGAGCCTTTTGGTTTCTTTCCAGTACCCTTCTTAGGATCTGCTTCATAAAGCTCTGCATTCTCATTCTTACGCTTTTTTTTACGTTTCTTTCCTTTCTTCTTTTTGACACAGTTTGGATACATTTTACCAAACATCTTTTTCATGCCTTTCTTTTCATAGCCCGCCCAGCACTTTTCAAGGAGAACTTGTTCTAATTCTTCCATGACAATTTGTTTTAAGTTTTCTTCAGTAACACTCATAATCTTAAATAGTCCTTCCAATTACTAACTAACGATTCATTTGTTTGCATAGATGCAGGTTGTCGTGCTTTGACTGCTTGAGCCATCACTCTCCTATAGACTACATTAAGGTTGTCTTCGTCGTCCATAGAGCCCTCTACAAGCTCTTGAAAAAGCCCAGCCATAATATCAGGCTCATCAAGATTTATCGAAAATACAGTGGTAAATTTAATCTCTCCACCCTGCTCCACAGTTGTTGCATTCATTTGCAGATAATATTGAGTGTTCTCGGCTTTTCGCGGTTCTTCTAGCATTTGTTTTCTTAATTCAATTCTAAAATCACGAGAATCTGTGATTTGTTTTAACACATCGAGACTAACACCAAATTCTTCAGGATCATAGTAGAAAGTATTACGAGCAGTGGTTTCATACGACTCAGAGTATCGTCCATCAGTTTCTAAATCCCATTCATATGATGTTATATCTCTGTCTTCAATTTGCATTGCTAAATTAATATAGGTTCCGCCTTCTATTTGACCTTCTCTTCTAAAGTATTCAATTAAAATTTCTTCAAATGCATCTCTTCTGTCATCAATCTGTGAATCAATTTTTTGAAGTGCTTCTTGATACTCATCTGGAAAAGTCATATATGAGCCGCCGGCGATTGCTGGATGTTCAAAATTAATTTGAATAGTCAAGTGTATTTCATCGCCAACACGACGAATTGTTGGGGTATCTCTATCAGAGGGCACAAAAATATCACCATATATATTAGTTATAGCCTCAACAGAATTCCACACGACTTCTTCATCGTTGCCGGGTAGTCTTTTCCAGTCATTTACATCAAATTTAGCAATAAAAGCAGCATAAGCCCTGATGTAAGCACCTTCACCGCCATCATCTTGAACTTCATAGTCAGTATATGTCTGAGCCATTCTGTCGTTGTACTCATTCATTATATTTTCGCACTCTCCTTCATATTGTGCGATAATATCACCAACTAAATTAGCATCAATGCTTTTTTCGGTGTCAGTGTTCTGTTTCATCGAACCTTCGACTTCCACATCAGCACCTAAAAGTTGCTGCATTAGTTTAAGTCTACCGGATGCACCAGCAGTATCTTCGTATGAACCACCAAAAATCGTAAACCTACTTAAGTTAACCTTGCCATCTTCTCTTGGCATATTTTGTATGATTTCTTCTTGAGTGGATCTTGCCCAGTCTGTGACTGTATCTGCTATGCCGGGAATGTCAGCACCGTAGATTCTTTTTTCTGGCATACCGACATCTTGCCCATCATCGTATCGTTTTGGTGTGTCAGAGTCATAATAACGAACATGTCGAATTCTGGTTCTAGAAAGTGGTGTTATATCGCCTGTAAATGGTCTTTTATCATCAGCAAATATTTCACCTTCTTGAATCTCTTGTTCTGCACTGTTTATATTCCCTGTGTTAGTAGCGCTCAGAAGCTCTTCAGTCTCAACCACGTATGCTACCGCTCCGTGACCCTGAGCCTCGGCTACAGCGCATTTATAGTAGGATTGATAGGCATTTGTACGGCTAGCAGGGGAATGACACGATGTAATCTGGTCAAAATCGCTCATTCTGAGCACATCTATCGGATGTCGGGTAATAATAATAGAAAATTTGTCATTATCGATGTTATTTATCTCTTTTTTGATGAATCCAGCATTCTTTTTCCAATATTCACCGTATTGAGTGGCTAAATCAGTCATATTGTAGCCCGCTGGACCAGCTACGCCCGGATTTACGACATATAAGTACAATTGAGAGTTAATTCTCTCAAAATTCTCCAATTCTTTCTCATCAAGTGCAGCACGGAGCATTTTTTGGGTAACTCGGTTTGGTGTATCGATACCCCTACCATCTGCTAGCTTATAGTTAGCATTATCCATGTGTTTATACACTTTTTGGTATAATGCCTCTTTTCTTTTGCTTAAATCGGCTATTTTAGAAAAAAGTTTGCCGATTTTCATCTGAATCTTCTTGGTTTTCTTCTTTGGCTCAGGTCCGCCCGCCAACATATCAAGAAAATCATCGGATGTACTCAGATCTCGTTCAGCATACACCATACCTTTTTCCCAATCTACTTCATATTCTTGAGATCTAAAGAATTCTGCGAATATTCCAAGCTTTGAACCAGTATCAATGGTTGGAAACGGTATAACAACTCGCATTTTACCGCTAAAAAGGTCATTTAAAGGTAAATTTGCCGGGTCAAGGTCGTCTAAAACGTCCTCAAGCACTCTCAACTCGTCTTCTTCAATCTCACGAAGAATAGATTCGTTTTTTCGTTCGCCTTTTTTGGATCTTGATCGTTGATTTTTGCAAAATTGCTTCATTGTGAACCCTTTTGGGTTATCACACTTCTTTTTTCGCTTAGCTCTTTCAGATTTAGAGAACTTTTCGTCTAAATTTTCTAAAATATCAACAGTTTTTGCTAAAATTTGCTCATCTGTAAGCATATTACCACTTCTTGCAAGACCAATAACGTGCTTTTAACTTAGAGCCGGGGTTCTTGCAGTTGTGACGTGCTCTAAAAGATTTACGACGCTTCGGAGAATCCTTTTTAATCTCCATATTTGCATCACCATAACGAATAATCTTTTCAGTGCCACCTTCACATGCTTTAACCACGAATTTTTTCTTACCATAACCGGGTTCACCCTTACGAATTCGTCTTGAAGAGTTACATTTCATGCGATCTTTGGCAGATTTCTTCTTCTTTTTCTTTTCATTTATAACAGATTCTAATTCTTCTTTAACCATTATAACAAGTTTTTCACTATTTTTACCATAAGTTTCGCAAGGGTCAGAGCCGCAGCCACAATTCATTCCTTCATTAACTTCATCGGTTTCTTCGACTTCTTTAAGCTCATCATCAGGGGAGCGATCGACAATATCTTCTAAATCCTCTGCTTGGTCAGCATGCATTTTAGTGGAGTTTCTTAATTGTTTTGCAATCTTTTTAAGTTTCTTTTCATCGGCCGCTGAATGTGACTCTTGTACAATTAGGTCTAATTCATTGTGTATATTAATTTCTAATTCTTCTTTTGTAGAATTACCCCAGTTTTTAGCACCAACCTTGCGACACTTAACAAGAGCGCCAGAAGCATAAGCAGATGGCCATACCTTATAACGTGATTTCACTTTGTGATAACAGGCATCTTTCTTCCCACCCTTCTTCTTCTTTTTCTTCTTTTTGCGTTTTTCATCAATAACAGCTTCAAGCTCCTCTTGAATAATTTGCTCTAAAGTCATTTGTAATTCCTCATTTTTCTTTTTAGATTTTCTTTTTTTCTTACGACCACCTTTTTGTGGATCAGTTTTTACGTAAGTTGGCTTAGCAGCACCGCTTTTTTTGGTTTGACCCGGATCTTTTTTTCTTTTACGTCGACCGGCAGATTCTCTTTCTTTCTTAGACATACTACTGTACTTTTTACGCGAAACGCATTTTGGAGTAGTTTTTTGACCCGGTTGTCTAGCACATGGCTTGCCATCGTACTTACCACCAGCTTGGCGCCAGCCACCTTTTTTAAACCACTGACGAAGACCTTCTTCATCAATAATGCCATCTTCCTTCATAAGTTCTTCAGCAATTGCACCGTATAAATCATCCATTATCATCAAATCCTGCAGTTTTTAAAGCTTTCTCCAATAAATAGATCGGTATCTCGCTATTTTCCAAGTCTTTTATCTCGTCTATTGTTAGCCACTTCCAATCATCATGCTCAACTTGTCCGGTGTGAGGATTTGGTTTATCAACATTTACTTCACCAGTCCATTTTCTAGTTAAAAAATAATACTTTTGAGGCTTTGGCTCACCCATATAAATTAGATCAGAAACATTACATTTCAAATCGGTTTCTTCGTCAAGTTCTCTAACAGCGCCCGCTTCAATAGAATCATCAGTATCATCTATGTGACCACCGGGAACCGTCCATTGACCACTACGTTTATCAATTTTAGAACGTCTTATAATAAGAAATTGTCGCTTATCATTAAGACAAGCGACAATTCCAACCGTTCTCAGTTCTCCCTCGGTGAGAAATTTATCCCATTTTCGATTCATCTGCAAGCTTTATAATTTTTAATACTGCCTCGACAAAATGCATCGAGAGAACTTTTAATATCTAAATTTGTTATTGGTGCAACCCAAATAAGGTTTTCTTGTATTTGTGTGCCATAAGCATATTGCACATCAACACCATATAATATACCAACTAATTCTCCGTTTGTATTGTAAACTCCAGAACCAGAGCAACCAAACCAACCGTATGTGTTCACAATGAGTTGAGTTCCAGAACCTGCTATATCTTCATACCCAACAATACGACCATTAAAAGACATTAACTTGTGCCAAGATGGATGACCAGAATAAACAATATCTGTTCCAACACTGTAATCTTTTGTTGGTTTCCATGGCATTGCTTTAAGATATCTAAAAGGAGTAGAGACTACAAGCACAGCTATGTCATGTTCACGACTTTGAAAAATTAGAGTACCACTTCTTTGTTCACTCTCGTTAGCCACTAAATAAGTTCTACCAAGAACTCCATCAGCTACGTGCCTCGCAGTTAAAACTAGAGTTAAATCTTTATATTGTACAACCGTGCCACTACCATGACCTGTAGCCGTGACAACTTTAACAGCAGCACCTCTAACTTTCTTTTCAACCATAGAAAGTGATTTATTTACCTTATCAACAGGCTTATTGGGTGAATAATTAATTTGGTCGCTTGCCGACGACACACCCAAAAATAAAGACATCATAACCATTGGCAAATACTTCAAAAGCTTTTTCATTTTTTTTTATTTCCTTAATTACCGGTGTCGCCGGTATCTGTAGCTTCAATATACCTATATCCTATTTCAACTAATGACCCTGCAGTGGGCAGAATAGTGAAATAAACTGTATTATCAGATGGTTGATAGTACCAATCATGATTTAATTGTCCGTCTATGAATACACGAATAGAGTCTGCTTCTGCTTCATGGGTTAATTTTAAACTCTCGTAAGGTTCAATAGAGTGAGTGGCATCAGTAACACCGGGCGTCCAATCTTCACTACATATATCAAGAACAACTCCGCTTAGCATATTAGT